TTTCATTTGTTTTACAACCTTGGTCAAGGTTGTGTGATGGTGAGCAAAACAAAAGCCCGTACGTGGTGGTGGGTACGAGTCCTTCGCCTACATCAAGCATACTAATAAATAAATTCCCCAGGGGACCAGCCTTTTTGTGGGTACTCGATAGTATTTTTGAGCAGGTGCTTCGCGCGCAATATATCACAATGCTTACGCGGGCGTATACTCCGAAGAGTGACCATATACGCAATGGGAGATTAAAGGTCTCAACAGTTTCATAAAACTGAGTAAAAATGTACTAAGTACGACAAAGCCCACTGCCTAACTTAAGGCCAGCAAGCTGGAAAGATTTCCTAAAATCTCATAAATCTTAAACAGTAAGGGACTGATGCATTTCCTAAAATACATAAAATACATTGGCAAAATCACCTTGTTGTGCATTATTTCACGCATCAGGAGTTAGATGCCATGTGTAGATAGTACGTTTCATAAAACGCACAAAATGCTATTCGGTAGCGAACCGTCTGATTTCATAAAATCAGCAAAATGCATTAACCGCGATTCTGGCCTTTCATGTGAGTGATCTCACTTCTGAATAGCCTTGCTCGTCGAGTTATGCGCGGAGGATTGATGGCACTGATCAATGGACAAGTCCACGGATAAAATAGGTGCACATTGGGAACTGAGCCTTTCACGCGAACGGTAGGGCCCAATCTTGTCCCACTGAGCATCGATTCAAGCAAAGTGCCAAAAGCTGAATACTGAACATTTGCAAAATAAGGAAAAGTAACATCTTTAATATTGTTTGAATTCTCTAAACCATAGCGAACAGAACCAAAATTTTCTAACATATACATATCACCGTGATAACCATAAAATAAAGATCGAGCTTTGAAAAGAGGAGATGCCAATTCTGACATTGCCATGGGAGAGCCTGCACCCATAAGAGGACGAGCAACCGTCCAGCAATTAACCAAAACGTCATTGTCAGCACCAATGAGAAGAGTTTGTGAACCTTGAGTAACAGCGGTGTCATAAGGACACGGAGCAGCAAAAATTTGACTGAAAGTTAAAGGGCCGTCATTGATGACGTCCCTCACTTCTTCCAGTTTGGACATTCCAATTCCTCCACTTTGGGTTTCGAAATCGGAATCTTCAGAATCTATTGTGGAAAAAGAAAGAAGTCCATCACTATCCCTAGATGTTAGGGAACGTGCGGGTTTTTGTTCGGCAAACCAATTGATAGCTGAATTGTCGGGGTTGTATCTGGATACTGAAAAGTCATCACCAGCTGCAATCTCGACATAAGCCACAATCCGGGGAGCCGCTTCAGCAGGAGCTTGGAGAGGAGAAATAACACGGGAGATTAATGTGCCAGAAACATCAGTTCGATAAGCATGATTCAAAGAAAGACGATAAGGACAAACAATTTCAACAGAATGCTGTTCACGAAGATCTAAAACTACAGTATTGATATTGGCCCACAGATTTTCATCAGTGGGATAAGCAGTGGACAAAGCAACATGAGGAACAAAACCGAATTGAATACGACCAGAATGAAATTTAGATGCAATAAAATTGATACGAAATTTGATAGAACCTTTCCAAAATTGAAACATATCAGTAGCAACAGCAAGTTTGGTTGGGGGGGGGACTTCAAGCGTAGGAGTGACGCCCGTGACAGTTTTTGTGAGATTACATTCAGTATACGGACGAACCCAGACATGAGTTGCAGTGTACTCACCAGTTTCATTGCCAAAAGGAAGGAAGCCAAGTAAAGAATAAATTTTAAAATAATCAAGAATAGAATCAGAAAAGTTTCCAACAGGTTGAGTAAGAGTAGAAGTTAAAGCCATGGGTTTTGCAACTCCAGGTGGATGAGCAACATCGTCAATGTGATCTCGACGTGCAACGACAGTAGATCCGGTACCATGTGAATGGTGTTCAGGACCTTGAGTGTGAAACTCTCTGTCTTCATCAGTAATTTGGAATCGAGTTGCAACGCGAGGAGGATCAGAAAGACGAGCATGGACAGTTGAAAAGTCAGTAGGATAAAACAGTTCCAGGTCTTCTAACCAGCACCAAACCTCGAAATTTCCGTCAACACTTTGATAACCAGTTTTATACGCCTCATTTATATTGAGGATATCTAACCGGCCAAGCATGTTGTTTGACGAAAATTCCGAAGAATTGGCACCGAGAAGAGTACCTGTATCTAGAAAACGAACGGGTTGCCAGAAAGGAACGCGAAATTCAGTAGAAGAAGTTTGAGAAATATCATGAACGACATGTGCAGTATGAAAGCCTGCAACAAGAGGATAAAGAAGTTTTTGGGCAATAGTTGAGCCATTGACAATTTCATCGGGATCGGAAGTATACATATCATTAGGCATATAAGAAATCAAATAAGCACCATTAGAAAAAGGCATAGCATTAGAAGTAACACGAAAACATAAAGTAAAACGAGCACCAGAGTAGGATTTCAATTTGTCAGCAACAGCAGGAGCAGAAAAATATTCAGAAGGCCAAAGCCAAGCATGTTTGATAGTAAGAGGAGCAGTATCTAATCTAACAGGACGTTTGAAAAAGTGTTTGAGGGATTCAATATCTTCAGTTTCTTGGATAGTCGGCACTATAGAGGCGGTAGCCATCTGAGGCGCCGCTTCACCTTGAAACGAAAGAATTGTTCGATCTACAGTTGGCGGTTCAGGAGCGCCAAGCATCCCTTCGGAAGTGGAATTGGTGGTTAAACCTAAATCACTACCGGAAACACTAGATTGAGCAGCAGTACCAACAGCAGAGCCAATAGCGCCACCGATGCCAGGAGCAACAGTGTCACCAATGACAGCGCCAATGGTTGGAAGAGCAGAAATAGCAACTTGAGAAATTCCTTGGGTCATAGAACCCAGGATGCCCTCACCAACAGATGATGAGAGAGAAGAAAGTACATTTGAAGAACTTGTAGCAATGCAAAATAATTAGTCACAAAAAGTAGCATTAAACGAAGCGTGACATCAGGTAAGATCAATAGCCTATATTTACATAAGAGCGAGGGAGTGTCACACATTGATCAATAGAAAATAAAAATAATCTACACTCATAAATTGCAATTCGGGGTTTGCTGCTGAAACACAATTACCATTTCGTTTCAGCCCTATTTACAACAACGCAATTGGATTTCCTAAAATCCAGAAAATGTTTTAAAAACGTGTAATTTCCTAAAATTACTAAAATACTCAGAGAGTGTTTACCTTCCCCTATCCAAAAGCAGTGGCATTTTTATCAGCACTTACAGATCGCTGAAAATCCATTCTCCGTCAATCGCAACCTTGCTTCTGTTAGAAAGCCAGGAAGGAATGACGGGGATAGAGATTTTCGCTTCTCTGAAAGCTGAAACGACTTTCGACGCTGCGGTTTCATAAACATCCTTGTCATAAAGACTCAGTTCACGAAAGGCACACTCACAGTTGAGCTGGAGCGCAAGCTTGGTTGGAATACCACGTCGAAGCCAGTTGAAATTTTCACAAATGGACGAATAAGATAGACGTCCGACATAACGAGCAAGAGATTGATCAAAATGGAAACTCCTTTTCAGAAATTCCACTTCTTCGATGGGCCGAAACGTGATGTCTCGGCGAGCAGATTTGGATTCGTCGGTGTAGGTCATACCCAACGATTCAGCGAAGATTTGCAGATGAGTTTGATTGAAAATATCGACGACGTCATTACTAACGCCAACAAGATGATCATCGCCCAAAGCGGTTGTCACAACATTTCTGTTGAACTCGCGCATGGACGAAAGTGACATCGGCACGGAAGATTTCCATGCCAATCTCACAATCAAGTTGTTGATGATTGTATTGACGCAAGCAGTGAGATAGCATCCAGAAGGCATAGAATGAAGCCAAGAATAAACAAAAGATTTGAAAACATGAGTGGAAGAAGCAATATCCTCAAAGAGAGTACGACGGAGAGTTGAATTTCCGTCATCCCCATACCAAGAATCGATCACATCAAACGCACCCCACAAAAGCTCAGTGGAAATTCCACCATCCCAGTTACCGTAGTCACCAGCAATGATGTTATTCCCATGAGCCTTCATGTGGGTCGCAAGAGTGTTCCATTCCGAGCCATAGGGATTGACTCCGATTGAAGAGCCATTGAGGATTCTACCCCTCATTTGAGAAGAACAAAAAGCACCAAAAGCAACACGACAAGCAACAGTAAACGGAAGAGGAGAGCAATTGACAGAACGGGTTTTCATAGCAAGAACTTTTTCGATAGGACGAGTTTCATCCTTTGGGAAATCGAGGTACAAAACGCCGGAGCGTTCGCCACGAGAAGCTTTGGATAAAATATCCTCCACTTCAGCAATGAGTGTTGGGCACACCCATGCTGGTCCGGTTTCATCAGCGTGTTTGATCCACGAAGCTTTGCCGGTTTTCCCTTTGGATTTAAGAGTAGAGTAAGGATAGCCAGGAGAAGTAGAAGTACAGAGAGAAGGAAGATATTGATCATCTTCAACGCCATGGATTGCTTCATCGATTGTGAGCATGCGAACGTATCGCTTGGGATCAGAGTTCCAAATCAGACGATAAATATCATCTGAACATTCCTTGACAATTGAAGTGTCGAGAGCAGGCAAAGCAGAGCCAGCCTTTTTCAAAGATTTCATCATGGGATCAACGGTTACACCGTCAACCTCAATGGGACGCAAGAAGGCAGGACGAACAACAGAAGGAGCAAGAACTCCGGAGATTGGAGAAACGTAAAGAGAAGAAACACTACCAATAGAAGCGGGCTTTAAGAGCTCGCCTTCATATGAGAAATTGCCAGGAATTGGCAACTCACTTTGAGAAGAGAAAATTTCAGTAGGAGTAAAAGAAGAAGAAACCTCATGAGAAAAAGAAGAACATCCAGGAGAGATAGTTTCACAGATAGAGAACATACACGACAATTTTTCTTGAGTAATAGGAATAGCACGAGCAATACCAGCAGTAGAAGCAGCAACATGAAGACCACAAATTTTCCTTGGAAGAGAAGGATTCATCGAAAACAAAATAGATCCGCAATCACCCTTTTGGGTTTCCATGCGGGTCTCAATCAATTTCGCGCAAGTGCGCGAGACGCCATTATCGACATAGCCACGATTAGTTAAAATAGTGGCATCAGAGATTCGGTAGGCGACATGATTGGAACCCTCACGATATTGAGGAGTCACAAGAGTGCATTCGCGACCATCGACCTTTCGATAGTCGTCAACAGTAATAACATGTTTTGAGATGTCCTTGCCGGGAGCAACAGATCGTGGCAGGACAATCATACAAAGATCTTCGAAAAGACCATCAGAAGATTCATGAAAAACATAGTTCAAAGAAGAAGAAGCCAAATTATACATCAAAACACCATCAGAAGAATACATTTCAACATTATCGCTAACACTAGCAAGCTCACGGAATTGTTCAACAGCATGCTTATACGTCAAGAAACATCTTCCCTTCATGATACAGCCATTTAAGGCAATATTCATTCCAGGACGACCAGTCTTGAGAATACGCATATTTCCAAGAGCTTTGGATGAGATCAAATTTTGGGTGTTGTTATCAACAAAACCCGCGGTATAAAAATCGGAATCGCTTTCAGTGATAAATTGACGAGGACGAGCAGTTTTAGAAACGATAGACTCAACCACAAAACCTTTCGGCTTAGCGGTTTTGGAAACGACAGACTCAGAAATAAAAATCTTGGGTTTTGCAGTTTTAGAAACCACAGACTCAGTTGTAAAAACGCCTTTATAGGCAGAACCAATAGAATC